GGCATAGGGGGGGGCTTTTGCAGGTCGATACCCCCGACAGCGCGCGGCCAGCTTTATATATGTTAAATAGACATATTCAACACACACCCAGAGGTAACGATGACCAAACTAACAAAGCAAAGAACCGACATAATCATATCCAGCTTGGCAGACGGGCATAGCATTGTTGACGTGTGCGAGGCCACAGGCGTGTCTAGGACGGCCTTCTACCAGCGTTGCAAGCGGGATGAGGCATTTGCTGCGGCGGTGAAGGAAGCACAGCAGCAGAGTGCTGAGAAGGCGCTAGAGGAACTGGATACGTTGTATGGTGATGCCCTTCACGGCAGAAAGGATTATAACCCTCATGTGTTGCGGGATTATGCCCATCATGTGCGCTGGAAGGTAGGCAAGGTATTACCTGAGAAGTTTGGTGACAGTAAGAACCGTGCTGGTGTAGAGGTTAGTGACGGAACCGTGCGCATCCTTTGGGAGACTGACAGTGGCAGCAATTAAGATTCCTTACAAGCCTAGACCTTTACAAGCAGAAATGCACAATAATTTGAAGCGTTGGAATGTGCTTGTGATGCACAGACGCTTTGGCAAAACGGTCTGGGCGGTAAATGAATTGATTAAGAAAGCCCTTACTTGTGAGTTACCACGGCCTAGAGTTGCTTTTGTGGCACCTACTTTTACGCAAGCCAAACGTATTGCTTGGGATTATGTGAAGTATTACGCCGGAGTGATACCAGGTGTTTCTTTCAATGAGACAGAATTACGGGTGGACTTTCCCAATGGTGGCAGATTGATGTTGCTGTCGGCTGAGAACCCTGACTCCTTGCGTGGTATTTATTTGGACATGTGTGCTTTCGATGAGTTTGGCATGCAGAACCCAAGGGTATGGGGGGAGGTTGTTAGACCAGCACTGTCTGATAGAGAGGGTGCGGCTATCTTTTTAGGTACACCGGCAGGTCATAATCATTTTTATGATTTGATGCAGACAGCTATTAGCGAGGTGGAGAACGGGTCTGACCAGTGGTATCACAAGACGGTCAAGGCTAGTGAGAGTGGGCTGGTTAAGGATGAGGAACTTGCCGCTGCCCAGGCACAGATGACACCAGAACAATATGAACAGGAATATGAATGTTCGTTCACGGCAGCTATTATTGGCGCTTATTATGCAAAGCTGTTAGTTGCTGCTGAAGAAGACGGCAGGGTGACACGGATACCTTATGACCCTATGTACCCTGTGCATACCGCTTGGGATTTAGGTATAAATGATTCCACAGCTATTTGGTTTGCGCAGATATTCCGTGGCGGTGCGGTTAATGTGATTGATTATTATGAGAGTAGCGGAGTTGGCTTAGACCATTACGCTGACATTCTAAGCAAGAAGGATTACACCTATGGAGACCATCTAGCCCCGCATGACATTGAAGTGCGGGAGTTAGGCAGCGGTAGGTCTAGGCTAGAGACTGCTTATACGCTAGGCATTAAGTTTCGTGTGGTTCCAAAGATGAAGGTAGCTGACGGTATTAACGCTGCACGGATGCTGATACCTAAATGTTATTTTGATAAGGATAAGTGCCATGAAGGTTTGGAGTATTTACGGCAGTACAGGCAAGAGTTTGACGAGAGGCGTAAAGTATTCCGCGACCATCCGTTGCACGACTTTACCAGCCACGCGGCTGATGCTTTTAGATATTTGGCGGTTGGGCTGGAGAATAGAAGCAACTTTACCAAGCCTCCCCAGCAAGTCGCCCAGATGGACTACAACCCGTTTACGTTATGAGTAAGTCAGTTGATGTAGATGCAATCAAACGATTGCTTGATGGCAGCGATTACCACGACTGGTGGGGCGTTGAGGAGGTGGAGAAGTATATCCGCACTCCTATGCTGCTAGACCAGTATATAGTTCTGCGCGATGAGAACGACCAGCCCGCTGTGTTTGCAACTTGGGGTTTCCCTAACTACAGGCACATAGTTTACTATACGGAAGAACTTGAGTTCCCTGTTTCTGGGTACGATGGCGGCGGTGCATTACCTTGGCTGATTGACTTTATTGCGCCAGGTGGAAAGCGTAATATTGCTTTAGGTTTCAGAAAAATGAAAAGTGTGTTATCTAATAAGGGTTATAACAAAGCATTCTGGCTTCGCACTGAAACCCAGAAGCTAGGTTTCCATGAGTGGGGTAATTAAAATGGGTGCTGCCAGGCAATTATTTTCAAATCCAGAGTTGATGGCAAAGCTGAAAGATGCTTCTAAAAAAACAGACAGAGACGCTGCCATGACTGAAATTGCAAGTGACTTGGCACTTGGCATGGGCATTCCAAAAGAAAACCAGAACGTAGTCATTTCTGGCGATGCCAAGGCTGCGCCAACACCAGTCGCACCTTCACCAGAAGGAACAACTTTGTCAAATATGAGTAAGCAGCGCCGCAAGCGTGGCGGTACAATTATGGAAAGCAGCGGCCTGATTATTTAGGAATAGGAGTATCTAATATGGGTTCAGTAAAAAAAGCAGTTAAGAAAGTTACAAAGTTTGTAGACAAGAAAATTGTCGAACCTTTGGAAAGGCCAGTAAAAAAAGTAGCAAAGGGCGTCAAAAATATAGCTGATGAAGCCTTTGAAGAAATCATTGAAAAGCCAGTAAAAAAAGTGGCTACTGAAACTTTTGATGTGGTTATGAACACTGACAAAGAAGAACGTCGTGCAATGCTATACGGCGCACCAGAAGCGCCAGCGACGACACCAGAAGTTACGCCAGAGGTAACGCCGGAAGTTGTACCCGATGACACAATGCTTGGTCGTGGCACTCGCCGCACTAAAGGCAAACGTGCTGGCGGCGCTGGTACTTTGATGGAGGGCTACGGTGTAGCCTACGCAACGCCTAGCGCAAAATCACCAACAGGGGGGCAGTAATGTCTTTTCTGAAGCCAAAAGTATATGTTCCACCAGCACCACCACCACCACCTCCACCAGCACAGGCGGGTGAAAAAGACACACAACGCGCAGCGGCCTTGGCTGAGGAAGCGACAATGAAGGCTAGAAAGCGTAAAGGCGCTGGGTCTACCATTGTTGCTGGTGCTTTGGGTCAGCAAACCGGAACCACTGGTGGCACAGGCGCACCTACATTATTGGGGTAATACATGCAAGATTTCGTTAAGGGCTTAGTAAAGCGGTACGAATACCTTAAAGGCCGTAGAGATAACTGGGATACGCATTATCAGGAACTAGCTGATTACATGCTGCCCCGCAAAGCGGATATTGTTCGTAAGCGTAGCCGTGGCGAAAAGCGCATGGAACTTATCTTTGACGGTACTGCACTCCAGGCCGTTGACTTGCTTGCTGCTAGTTTGCATGGGATGCTGACCAGCGGTGCTACGCCTTGGTTCATGTTGGACATGAAAGACGAGAATATCGGGCGTGACGATGACGTGCGTGAGTGGCTACAAGATACCAGCCAGCGCATGATGCGGGCTTTTGGTCAGTCAAACTTTGAAACTGAAGTCCATGAAATGTATGTGGACTTGGTTGTGTTTGGCACAGGCTGCATGTTTGCTGAGATTGACGATGGTAATCTGCGGTTTAGCACACGCCACATCTCTGAGTTCTATGTGCAAGAAAACCAATTCGGGATTGTAGATACAGTATTCCGTCTTTACAAAATCCCAGCGCGTCAGGCTGTGCAACGGTTTGGCATAGACAACGTGACGGACTACATTCAAAAGATATTCAAGAATAAGCCGGACGAGGAAATTGAAATCCTACACGCTGTAGTGCCACGAATTAACCGTGACCCTAACAAGCGAGACAATAAGAACATGCCATTCGCATCGTTCTATATTGATATGCAAACCAAGGGGCTGCTTTCTGAAAGCGGTTTCCAAGAGTTCCCGTACATTGTCCCACGATTTTTAAAGGCGACTGGTGAGACAATGGGGCGTTCCCCAGCGATGGTTGCGTTGCCTGACGTTAAGATGCTTAATCTTATGTCAAAAACAATCATCCAAGCTGCGCAGAAACAAATAGACCCTCCCTTACTTGTTCCTGACGATGGTTTCCTCTTGCCCATTCGTACGCAGCCTGGGGGATTGAATTTCTTTAGAAGCGGTACACGCGATATGATTACGCCGCTAAACACAGGCGCTAACATTCCTATCGGTCTAAGCATGGAAGAACAGCGTCGCACAGCAATCCGTTCAGCATTCTATGTTGACCAGCTTCTTAGTGGACAGTCTCCAAACATGACAGCGACAGAGGTTGTCCAAAGGCAAGAAGAACGCATGCGGGTGATTGGCCCCGTGCTGGGCAGATTGATGAATGAGATGCTTCGTCCTTTGATTGACCGTGTATTTGCTTTGATGCTGCGTTCAGACATGCTTGCCCCGCCACCGGAAATCCTACAGGGGCGTGATGTGGATATTGAATATGTATCACCGCTTGCCCGCGCGCAAAAATCAAGCAGCCTAAACAGCACGATGAAGGCGCTTGAGATATTGATGCCACTATCACAAGCAATTCCAGTTGGCGACCATATTGATGCTGACGGATTGGTGAAGCATGTTACCGATGCACTAGGCGTTCCGAAATCAGCATTGAGGTCAGAACGTGAGGTTCAACAGGTTAGAGAGGAGCGTGCAGCGCAACAACAGGCGCAGATGGAGATGATGCAAGAACAGCAAGATGTCCAGAATGTAGCCCAGATAGCGCAAGCGTCCAGGATGGTTAGTAAGTGACACCTGAGATTGAAAAGCTAAAAGACCTTTACAGACAAACATTTAACAGCGAAAGTTCAGTTAAAGTGTTAGCTGATTTAGAGGCACGGTGTAATTATCGTGCTTCTAGTTATGTGGCTGGCGATGCCAATGCCACAGCATTCGAGGAAGGGAAACGTGCTGTTATCCTTCATATCCACAATATGATGAAAGAGGAGTAAACATGTCATTGGAAAACGCCGAACAGGTAGCCCAGCCGGAAGCTGCGCCTATGATGGAAACCCCATCAGAAGTAGCGTCAGGCGGGTCTGGTAACGAGTTTCTAAACATGATACCAGAAGAACTACGCGAACATCCTAGCATTTCGCCTATCAAGGATGTTGAAAACCTAGCCCGTTCCTATGTGAACGCGCAAAGATTGATTGGTGCTGACAAGATAGCAGTTCCAGTCAACCCGACAGATGAAGACTTAGACCGCATTTACGACCGTCTAGGCCGTCCAGAGACACCAAATGATTATGGTTTTGATGTTGATGGAAACGTAATTACTGAAGAATTAGCAGCAAATTACGCAGATGTTGCGCACAAACTGCGCTTAACACCCGACCAAGCCAAGGGTGTTCTTGATTACTACAGAAGCACAGTTGAACAGGAAGGTGCGCAGTCTCTTGAATTAGCCGAGGTTGCTAAGGAACAAACTGTGCAGTCATTACGGCAAGAATGGGGAAGGGCTTTTGACCAAAAGGTTGAAGCGGCTGCGCGAGTAGCACAAGAGTTTGCAGACCCTGAGATGTTTAACATCACTTTAGCAGATGGTTCAAAGCTGGGCGACAACGCTGAGTTTATTAAAGCATTTGCAAAAATCGCAGATTTCAGGCAATCTGTGACCAGTGAAGACACTGTTGCAGAAATGTCACAGTCAAGCGTAATGACACCAGCTACAGCGCAAGCTGAGATTGATGCCATTATGAATGACAAGTCTCATGCTTATTGGGATAGAAAGAACCCGATTGCGAGACAGAAAGCTGTGGAACGTATGCAACATTTGATGGAACAGTTACATGGATGAGGAACTGACCATCACAGATATTCGGCTTGAATGCCTACGATTAGCTGTCGAGTTCGGTAGCGGTCGTGATGTACTCAAGCCACACTTACTCGCAGATACTTACTTCGAGTGGGTGATGCAGGGTAGCGAGGCAACTCGTCCTGATGACGACCAGAAAGATGGTGGCCTTAAGTCGGCTGAAAAGACCAGGAGTGTCCGTAAGGGTAGCGCACCGAAAAGCGTTCAAATGTAACCCCGTGTAAAGAAGGAGTGACAAGATATGTCAACCCAAGTAACCACGGCATTTGTCCAGCAGTATTCTGCAAACGTGCAGATGCTATCGCAGCAGATGGGTTCCCGTCTGCGTGATGCGGTGCGCGTAGAGAATATGACTGGTAAAAATGCCTTCTTTGACCAGGTTGGCAAGGCAACAGCGCAGAAGCGCACAACTCGCCATGCCGACACACCACAGATTGATACCCCACACGCACGTCGTCGGGTGTCACTCGTAGACTATGAGTATGCAGACCTGATTGATGACCAGGACAAAGTACGCATGCTTATCGACCCAACATCAGCATATGCACAAGCTGCTGCCGCAGCTATGGGCCGCGCAATGGACGATGAAATCATCGCTTCAGCACTCGGCACAGCATTTACTGGTGAGACTGGTTCGACCTCAACAGCGTTGCCAGCGGGCCAGCAAATTGCTAACGGTTCTG